CTCAGCCTCTCCCTTTTTGCGAAGATCTTTGATTGCTTTCTTAGCTCTCTTTGGAGTAACACCTGGGAAAGATGCTTCAAGTAAAGCTGCAAGCTCTCCATCGTTATCACCATCTTGAATGACTTGGCCTATCTCTGGCGATACTTCAGCTATCTGACGAAGGTCTAATTTTTGTAAAAACTTTCTGTCCTCTCTGTGCCAACCTACGTAAGTAATTAACAACCCTCTCTCAAGAAGGTAATTAGCACCGAGTTCCATTTCTCTTTTGAATCTAGGAATGTACCCACTAGATACCATCCACTTCAAGAAGTTGGATACAACTTTGCTTCGTGCGATGTCAGTGCTTTCTACTGGGTAGGCTCTTACATTAGCACGATTAAGGCTAGACATAAACAGAGATACAAGACGAGTAATTCTTTCATCGATAGTGTGTGCTTCCATATCAGCAGCACCTTCCCAAGGAAAAGCATCAGCACCGTGCTTTCTGTGGTCACGGGACTTACCAGCCCACCAATTACGTCTGTCATCATAGCTCGTCCTACATAGGTCGAAGTATGCTTCTAGTTCTACAACCGTTTGGTCATAGGCGTATCGTAATGTATTGATGTCTGGCTCTTTTCCTACGTAAGTAAGAGCTTCTGAAATTGAATCACTTTGCATAGATTGAATAATATAATAACACGACTATCAACCCCGAATCGGAGTACGTACCCACTTGTACTTCATTTCCTCCCCGATTGTCTCAGCTTGGACGTAAACCATTTTACCTACTAGCAATCCTTGCATCCTTGCTGGTATGCGAACGGGTACTTTTCGGAGTATGTCCTTGATGTAAACAATTAAGAAGTTTCGGTTCGGAGCTTCTGAAAGCACTTTCCCTCTGTACAAGACTGGCATAGCGATTACATCATCTAATGCAGTCTGTCCCTCTTCGTTAATCCACGTGTTCTTACCTCTGCCGGTAACCGTCTCTTCATCTAGGTGCTTGAACACCAGTTCTTGAGCTTCCTCGAAAGTTAGCCCGTATTCTTCTGCTATATTTGTTAGTTTCTTTTTAGCCATTAGTAGCCACCTTTCGTATATGTTATAGTTTGATAATCTCTTGAATCAATATGATCGGGTCCTTCGCCGGCGTTAGCCATACGCAAGTATCTAATCACATCAAAAAAGTCCTTGAGGGGTTCGTCCGCTTTACCATTAGAGTTGTAGTTAATTAAGGAATCTATTAAGTTACCACAGTCCTTGTGAATATAACACATCGGTTGATTCGCTTCATCAATCTCTACATTCGGGTTATAACTAAACCACTCATCTAGTGCAGTTATTCCTTGGTCTTCGGTTCTCCCATCACTAG